CATTTTCTTGACGGTTGTGAAGTTCGGCGTTTAGAAATTTCGGTTGATTGCGAATTTAAGCAAGCGCACAAGTGGGCTAAAATGCTGGGCTTCACGATGGAGTGTGAACGTATGCCACACTACAGTCCTGACGGACAAGATTGCGCTTCGTATGTGAGGATTTTATAATGAGTGGCACAGAAGCCCTTTTAATATTAGGTACGGCTGTTTCGGCTATTGGTGCTATACAAGGGGGTGTGGCGGCACAAAAAGATGCAAACAATAACGCCCAAGGTCTATTCCAGACAGCCCACGCAGACCGGATAACTGCACTCGAAAAAATGAAACGCCAGAAGCGCGCTAACGCTCAGATACAAGGCGCGAACCGTTCACACAATCCGGACAAGCTGGACCTTCTCGAAGATAACGCTAGGGAACAGAAGTTGGCAGAACTTGATATTCTCCATGCGGGGGAGGTAAGCGCAAGAGGTCATGAGAACACGGCTAGATTGCAAATAGCTAAAGGTAAATCCGCAATGGCGTCCGGTGTGTTTGGGGCTTTTTCTTCTGTGCTAATGGGGGCTGCAACTTACGGCATGATGCCCGGTGGTGGTGGTGGTCTCACGACTGCACAACAAACAAGTATAATCAATGCGCCCTCTGGTGGTTTTGGTTCTCCAATTACTATAGGCCGATAAGGAAAAGATTTTGGGTAACAAGTTTATATCATTCAACGCTGGCGCGCCTGCAAGCCCGAAAGCCCCACCAATGGCTTCGATAGACCAGAACCCCGGCGCGGAGGCGCGTCAAGCTGGTAGCGCGATTATGGCTTTTAGCGAAAAGCTAAAAGAGCGCGACGAGCAATCCGCTGCGCTAACCCGTGAAGAAACCATAGCTGACGATAAGTTATTCATTGCCAAACGCTATCAAGAACTCACTAACACCCTACCAAACGGGGGTGAGGGTATATTTGATATTCTTGAAAAAGAATTAAAAGATCGTTCCGTAAATCAGAATGAACTACAAACCACAAATAAAGCAAAGCACGATTACGGCCTCCAAAGTAAAGAGCTTCGTAATCGCACACTCGCAAAAGCCATAGGCACGGAAGCCCAAGCATCCGGGGTAGGTGTACGTAAATCACACGAAAAGGTTCGTTCATTTAATTTGAATACCGTTCTAGCAGACCCAACCAGAGAAAATTTACGTGATGGTATAGCGCAACTACGACGCATGAGTGAAAATAGTCAGGCATCCCGCAAATTGAAAGACCAGTTCAATCTGGAAGATGAAAAGGATATGACCGCGTACTATGTGCAAGGTCTAATGTCCCCTGAACGGATACAATCTTCTCAAGAAGCTAATGTTGTGTTGAGCGAATTACAAAAGGCCGACATACAAAAAGTATTAGATCCTAAAATATACAAGAGTCTTTTAGGTCAGGCAGAAAAGTTGGTTGAACACCACTTGGATAAAGAAGAGGCTGTCTTCATAAAAGACGCGCGAGGGTTGATGAAGGAAATAGCAGCGGGTGTGTCCGATGTCGATCTTACTGTTCAAGATTTAAGTACAGTTCGTAACGCGACACAAAGAAAACTTCTTATAGAAAATTTTGAAGCGGCAAAGCTAGTGGGGGCTGAACGACAATTCATAGAGGCTGCGACCCCCGCGCAGATAAGACAACGGCTTAAAGAATTAAAATATTTAGTAGAAACACCGGGTACTGGTAAGTATACCACTGAAACCGCGCGACTCCTCGCGCATGAAACGGCGTATAACGAGCGAATTAAAGAGATAAAAACTGACCGACTGGCGTATGTTAGGCAAAATACGGCGGTCCTGGGTGCGCATGAAATATATAAGGCTGCGCAAGAAAAATCAATAAATTCTAATAACCCAGTTGATGCATCTAACACAAAAGCCGCATTAGCCAACTATGTAGCCGCAATAGAAGCGGAGAATAAAAGGATAGGAGTGACGGTCACTTATCTACTCACTAACCCTGAATCTCTTGAAATCAAGACTAGAATAGGGGAGGTTGAGCGCACACCGGAAGGCGCAAGTGAGTTAAACTCTATGCTTGCTGCTCAAGCAAGAAAGTGGGGGGAGCATTGGCCTACAGTATACAACCAACTGGTTGAAGAGAAGACCATAGATGGTGGGCATATCGTCTTAGCTAGAATAGCTGGTGATCTGAGTAGGAGGGCTGAAGCTTTAGATTTTGCTAACGCGCTTTCCCTTTCACACAAAGAGCTACTAGCCGGTATCGAACAAGGAACAAACTTTAAAAGAACCATAAAAGAGAATATCCAAAGTAGGGCTAAAGACCTATACAGATCGTTAGCTTGGCAGGGCGCGCAGTCTAGTATTTTATTACACCAAGAATCTATGGAAACCTTGACCTATTATTATATGGGTCGAAATGTCAGTAACCCAATTGAAAAAGCCTTTAACGCACTAGCGGGGGATTTCAACTTCTATGGTTCCTACAGAGTTCCAAAAGATGTTGACGGGGCTCCTGTAGAAAAAGGCGCGTTAGCGATACGCCAGCGTGATCTTACTAAACTACCCTTAGTACTACCTTTCTCCCTCACCGGCTCTGCGTCAATAACACAAGAGCAATACGCGGGTTCATTAAAAGCGAATGGCCGTTGGGTCACCGCACCAAATCAAGATGGGCTTGTACTTGTTGATGAGCATGGCCGCACGGTTATGCAATATGATGAAAAGGTCGATGAAGAGGACACAACCGAAGCGGTAATCCCTGTATTTCGTTCATGGGAACAGTTAAAGGCTCGCTCTTATCTTGTCGCGACGATGACGGGTGGGGGTAAGAACAGGGGCAGACCAAACCGATGACCACTCCAATCTACGCGCGAGGCCCTAGCACCACACCCTTCACACTTTCTACGGAGTTTACATCACCGTTGTCAGAGGTGTTGGGCGCAACGGCAGAGGAAGCGTGGACCTATAGTCCTTTAGATTCTATATTCCGTGCTTACGAATTGAACGAGGCACAAGGGGACACCCATCTCCGTCCAGAAATAAAAGATATGGATACGGTGTCGCGTCTTCGCGCTTCTCGAAGACCTGACGCGCGAGTACACACACCCGGCACAGGGGATGGTGAGTTTCTAAGCCAAGAAGCGGCGAATGAGCAGATTAAAGAAGCACAAGTTATAGGGTTGAAAGCCCCAAAAGGGGGTATCACGCAAGGCGCGTTGGCTATACTCATTGATCGAAAAACGGAAGAGTTAAAAAGAAAAGACAGTATACAAAGATCAGCGGGGGGTTTTTGGACTGGCGCGGCAATGTTAGGTACTGGGCTTGGTGTGTCTTTTTTGGACCCGGTAAATGTTGCCTCTGCTTTCATACCCTTTGTTGGACCGGCTAGGTATGGGGCGTTATTAAAACAACAAGTGACAAAGCTTGGGCGCGCGGGTACGCGCGCTAGATTGGGCGCGATAGAAGGCGCGGCGGGTGCAGCCTTAGTTGAGCCGATAATTCTTACCGCCGCTGAAATGGAACAAGCTGATTACGATATGTCAGACAGCTTACTGAACATAGCGTTTGGTAGTGTTTTAGGCGCGGGACTTCATACAGGCGTCGGGGCTTTTAAAGATCGACGCGCACGTAATAAGTCTGGCGTTATAGGGTCTTCGAGCGAGGCCATAAATAACGCGCCTATGGAAATCCGCAAAGAGTTAGGACGTAGCGCGGTATCCCAACTTGCAACAGGACGCCAAGTAGATGTTGAGGTTATTGGCAATTTCACCCCTGTTCGTACAGCTAACCGTAGTGTGTTCATCCCTGGGAAGGGGGATGAAGTTATCACACCTGATGTTGAAGATGTTGCCAGAGAAATGAACCCCAAACTATTTGAGGAACAAGATAAGCTTTTAACTGAAGCAAAAACTTTGCGGAGGTGGTTGGCGGAGTTAGAACAACCCCGTGAAGTACGCGCCGATAATGTGGTCAAGGAGTTAACAGACGAGATAGAGGTTTTAGATGTACGTATAGACAGAGCCAGCGCAAAAAACCGTAAACGATTAGGCCAAATGAAAGACGCTTTAGAAAGAGAGCGCGCGGGTATAATAGAAGCGGAGACAAAGGGTGACACCCCCGATATGGTAAAGGTTCGACGGAGGTTGATGGAGATAGACGAGAGCTTACGCGACAGGGCAGTAGAAACATCTGACACCCTCAAAGCCGCTAAAGAAAAGGCTGACGCCAGTTCTCGTACAATCCCCGGCGACGAAGGCCCGTCTTTCCGATTAGAAACAGCATGGGAGCGCGACCCCACCCCTGGCGTTGGACAGGAGATAGAAGCTACGTTTTCAGCAAGGTCAAGAATACTTCGCAATGTTGATGACGCGGTAGCAGAACCCGAAGGGTTAGCGCCTGACACGACCCCGGCAAAAAATATTGAAAATACTAAAAGTGAAATAGAGGAATTGACGGATGAGTTAGATGCGTTGACAGAGCGACTAGGGTTACGGACCCCTGAAGCACAACCGGATTTTAAAGCGGAAGACGCGGCGGTGGCCGATGCTGTTGACCTAAGAAAAGCCTTTAAGGTTGCAGCCTCTTGTATGACAGGAAAAGGTTAATGGCATTTAGAGATTGTATAGCGGCGATAAACAAAGCAGTTGGTAGAAATATCGTTGACGAGTACGGCGAGATATTTGAAGACGTAGATCACATAATACAGAAACATAGTTTAAGTGACCGCGTTGATGATGTGCGGGTAGCAGTTGAAGCCTTTGCCGACAGGGTAGAAGAAGCGGCGTTTATTGATAAACGTAACGCCGTGTTAAATAAAACAAAAATATATAAAATGGTGGACTACATTAAAACAGTGTGGCCTGATAGACCCCACTATGGGCTTGAGGCAATACTAGTTACCATGCAAAAAGGTGCTAGAGTTGGTGGACGGGATAGCGTCACAAACTCTCAACAACAACTGTTCAACCATTACACAATGGGTCTTATTGCGGACCTTGAAGAAAACAACTTACACAAATTCTTTAGTAGTGGTGAGGCGGATAGAGATATCTGGCGCGCAAGCCATGAACTCGACAAGGATGCCCCTAACCTTGATGACATAATGCCTGAAGCGGTGCAGATAGCCAAATTTATTAAAAAACATTCTGAAGGTTTGCGGCTCTTATACAACGAACACGGGGGTAACATTAAAAAATTGCCGGGTTGGTTGATTCAACAAACACATGAAGCCACCAGCATATACAGAGATAAAGAAGGTTGGTTTGCTTATATGCGAGAGCATCTTGATTGGGCAAAATCTTTTGACGACACGTTCTCCGCGAAAGAACAAGCGGCGTTACTACAGAATTTATACACTAGGTTTGCCTCTGGTATACATATGGCTGCGCCTAACGCCCCCGCAACAGGCTTTAAAGGTTTTGCCAATATAGGTAAGAAGATGAGCCATGAACGGGTTTTGCATTTTAAAGACGCGGATGCGGAGTACAACTACCATAAAAAATACGGTGTCGGTAAACTAGCCGAAGGTGTCATATATGGCATGGAGAGAACAACGCAGAACATTGGCATAATGATGCACTTAGGGCCAAACGCTGAAGCAAACTTAATGGAAGTAAAAAACATAGTTTTGAGACAGATTGAAAAAGAGGGTGACCCTGAAAAACTTTTAAAGAACAGTAAAGAAATAGACCACCTAATGCGGATATTCTGGCCCCACATAACCGGGCAGGACCGCGTACCAGGGAACCATATGCTTGCAGATGTTTCTTCAATGTTTCGTTCAGTGCAACTGTGGTCTAAATTAGGGGGCGCCACTTTGGCTAGTATTTCTGATATACCCTTTTCCGCATCAGAACACGCGGCCAATGGTAGTAGTTTTCTTAGTGGTTTAGCCAGCACATTAAAAGCATTAGGTAATACTGTTCCCCCAAGAGAACGCGCACGGTTTTTTTCGGCTGTTGGTGTTATGCACAACGGTTTAAGCTCGCGGTCAACGCAACGCCTAGATGCTTCCGCAGAAACTATAGGTAAGTCCGCACAAATAACAAAGGTGTTCTTTAAACTAAACCTCTTAACGTGGTGGACTGACAGACTACGCACAGGTTTCGCTGAAGGATTGTCACACTACCTAGCTTTATCCTCGCATTTAAGTTGGGGAGAACTACACCCCGACACCGCGCGGATGTTAAGTCAATACGGCATCAACGACGCTAAGTGGGGCGCGCTACGACAAGCTGTTGAAGTAGCCGCAGACGGTAACGCGTACATGACGCCAGAGAGTTTAGATATTGTAGACGATAAAGTATTTGCTGATATGTTGGACAAACCCACACCTAGAAAAATTCGCAAACTTCGTGAAGAAATAAAAAACCAATTTCGGTCTTATTTTCACGATAGGGCTACCCATGCAGCAGTCGAGCCGGATACAAAGAGTAGAGGCTATATGTTTAGGGGTACTCAAAGGGGCACCGTGGAACGGGAATTATTAAATCATCTAATGACGTTCAAATCATTTACAACATCCGTCATACAGAAACCAATGGCGAGAGAGTTGTTTGGTAAAGGGGCTATGTCAATCGGTGAAGCCTTAAAGAATGGCAACGGTGAAATGGTGGGGTTGGCTAACTTAATGGTATGGAACACGATGTTTGGATACCTAGCCATGAGCGCCAAAGACTTAGCTAAAGGGCGAGAACCTCGCGATCCCCTCTCCGTTGCTACTTTTATGGCGTCAGCGGCGCAGGGTGGGGGTTTTGGTATTTATGGGGACTTCCTTTTTGGTAACCTAAAGAACCGCTATGGGGGAAGCGCCCTGTCTACACTTGCAGGGCCAACAGCGGGGACGTTTGATAGTATAATTGATGTGTTTCAAGGGGTGCGTGACGGCGACCCAGCAGCCGCTAAGACGTTCCGGTTACTCATAAATCACACACCTTTTATCAACCTCTTTTACACACGTTGGGCTATGGATTACTTAATATTAAACCAAATGAGTGAGCATATGTCCCCTGGTTTCCTCGCGCGCCAGAAACAGCGTATGATGGAGAACACCGGCCAAACCCTTCTACTTCCCCAAACCATACAGTAGTGGTATAAAAATGCTTGAAAGTAAGGATTTAAAGTTATGACATTACCCGCAGCCACACCAAGATCACAAACCGCCGGTGACGGTACCGTTACTGCGTTTACGTTTCCGTATCTCTTCTTCGCAGATGATGATTTAACAGTCATTCTTGTTGTAAATGCTACCGGTGTGGAAACCACGCAAACCCTCACCACGCATTACACGGTAGCTGGCGCGGGTGTTGCCGCTGGGGGCACGGTCACGATGGTCACGGCTCCCGCTGTTGGTGAAACGTTGGTTATCTTACGGCAAGAACAATTCACACAAAGTCTTGACCTTGTTGAAAATGATCCCTTCCCTTCAGATAGTGTTGAGCAGGCTTTAGATAGTTTGACGATGCTGGCGCAACAAGTAAACACTGCCGTTATCCGTTCGGTTAAGTTATCGGACGGCGATACGTCCGGTGTTAATGTAACACTACCGACCCCTGTTGCTACGGCTTTTATTAAATTTTCCGCTGACGGGTTAAGTTTAGAAACTGCGTTACCAGCTACGATTGGTGACGCTACTTTACCTGGATCGTCTATTGATAACACCTTACCACGTTTCACGGGTACCACTGGCACAGCTTTACAAGGTAGTCTTGTTACTGTTGACGATAATGCTTTATTAAGCGCCCCCGGTGGTCTTGGTTTTGCAAAAGGTGGTGATATTACATCCGCTTCACCTTTAGTTATTGATACAGACGGTGGGATGTTCGATGTTACGGGCACCACGGGCTTTAGTGCAATGACCGTTGCTGTTGGTCGGTTGTTTATTCTACAATTCGACGGCGCTTTAGTAATGACCCACGGCGCGGGTACGTTAGACTTAGGTGGTTCTAACATCACTACCGCTGCTGGTGACGCCGGTATTTTTTACGCAACGGCAGCTAACGTTGTTCGGTTGGTTGGTTGGGTGAAGGTGGGTAATGTGGCCTACCTTGCGAATGATAACGTATGGGCCGGAGCGCAACGCACTACGGTCACAGCTTTAACATCATCGTCAAATTCTATGGCCATAACGTTAGGATCGAGTAACGATTTTAGTCATACGTTTACTGAGGCCACCACGTTAGCTAACCCAGCTGATACAGCAGTGCCCGGTCAGAAGGGCACAATCTATCTTACCCAACACGCTAGTTCCCCGAAGACGTTAGCCTATGGTTCGGAATACGACTTTGCGGGAGGTACGGCAATCACAGTGACAGCAGCAAACTCAGCGCGAGATAGTATTGATTATGTTGTTCGCGCCGATGGTAAAATTGAATTATCCGGCCTACTGAACTTGAGTTAAGGAAAACAAATGTATTGTACATACCAAGACGGCACGGCAACACCTTCTACTGGCGATATAAAAAATACCAACGGAACATTCCCGCTGGCGTGGTTAATTGCCGTTACCCCGCAACAACGTGCTGATGTTGATACGTATCTGTTCGTTGATGACAGTAAGGTTGTACCAAGTGGTTTTTATTCGCCGGGTGTTGTTAGTGACGCTGCACCAGTGGACGGTGTTGTTGTTCGGTCTAACACGCCCGTTGAAAAAACACTTGACGATGCAAAACAACACCTGAAGAATTCAATTGAACGTAAATACAACACAGTGTTGCGCGGGGGCTTAGTGTTTAGTGTGGA